CAGTTGATACTATTGTACTTGCAATAGTTCTTATTCTGATAGCCGAAGAAGAAACTGTTGCATTTGTTGCAATTGAACTTCCTACTGAGAAAATGCCTATACAACTACTTGAAATAGAGGCTGTTGTAGAAATATTCGCACTAGCAGATCGTATTCTTACACTAGATGCAGAAGCAGATGCTGAAACAGATATAGAACTTGCTACAGTCCTAATTCTGACTGAGGCAGAAGAAACAGTTGCACTTGTAGAAATACTGCTACTAACAGTTCGTATTCTTACTGATCCTGATGATATTGAAGATGAAGTATCAATATTAGCAGCAACACCTTCAACAACTTCAGCGCCTGATGTAACACTAGCTGATACAGTAACACTTACTGTACCTTGACGAACAAAAAATCCATCAAAGGCTTCTAAGTTGCCAAATGTGGCTAATTCATCTAAGTTAGAGGCATAGTTGTCTAACTGTTCTAAATTTGGCTTTGTAAATTCAAGTTTGTTTAGAACAGAATCTGAGTCAAGGCTTCCTGATATACTATCAATCTGAGAAGTTAATTGATCTAAACGAGGTACACCTAAAGCCACTTAAAACTCCTATTTAAGCAGCTGTAATAGTTAAAGATCCACTAGCTACTTTTAAAATATCTCCAGTTTGAATTGTTTTTGATGCTGTAAATGCACCATGAAACAATAAGTTACCTGATGAAGAGGCATCAAAGATACCAAAGTGACTTACCTGACCCCAATTGCCAGTAGCACTATTAAATTCTACATTATTGTTATTTGTAATAGATCCACTTGATGCTGAACCAAAGGTAATAGCTTTTCTTGCATAATTGTTTCCAGTCAATTCAGTACCTGAATTATCATCTGCTAAACTAGCAGTAGATAACCCAATATATACTGCTGATGGAGCAGATGTTGATGCTGTACCTGTAAAATGGTCTAGAAACTTTAGTTCTAAATAATCACTCATTGCTGACATAGTTTTTTCTCCTTATTGTGCTGCGTTGTTTTGTCGTTGATAAATACTTTGAATTTGCAAAGAACCAGTCCCATAATGCGCTCTTTGTTCATCTTTTCTTATTTCTTCAATAATTCTTGTAAACTTTGCATCATATAATGATGCTCTTTGATCATCCATTAAATACTGATAAGCCTCTACTAAACTCCCCATAAGATAAGCATCAGGGTGTCTTGTAAGCATAATATTTACTAAATTTGTGTCTGACAAAGCTGATAAACTTCCAATATAAATTATCTCAAGTGTATCAGAGCTATCAGGTATTGGTCTGAGTTTTATTTCTTGTCCTACGATAGAATAGGCTTGTGGTGTTCCTGATGATCCTGATGCAAAGTTACTGTCTAAAGAAGTTGGTGACATATATTCTAAAACCTTGATTGGGTTTTGATTGACCTTAACTTCTCTCACCTCTCTAAGATCAGTTGGTAATGCTATGTATTCATCACCACTTGTCATTGTTGCAGTTGCTCTTTTTTCTTGTTCTCTTGTTTCAAGCTCTCTTGAAAGACGAGCCTCTGCTAAAGTTATAAAATCAGGAATATTTGTTGTTAAATCTGTTCTTGCTAGATTATTTGCTATTGCTGATTTTAACTCAGTATAATTTGTTATAGCCACTAAATATGTCCCCCACCAGTTCTAAATGCTCTGTTATTTGAATCATTAAGCCAAACTTTCCATTTTTTTTTGGCTTCAGGGTTTTTTGATGGATCTCCAAACCTTTGTATTAAATCTTGGTAAACTGTTAAAGGTATGTTTGCGACTTCAAGGTAATGCTTTTGTGTATTGCCTATCATTGATCCTTTTTTGTATTCTTTTGATTGTTCATTATTAAAATCAACAATTTCTGTCACATCTTGCTCTGTAGTTACAAAACGACTTCCATCATTCTCAAAGTGCATAAATGTTTTTTTTCTTGCTAAAGGATCAGTCGAAAGTATTTTTTTCATAATTACTCCAAAAGAAAAGGGGGAGTAACCCCCCTCTTATATTAAGAACCATTAAGTCCTATAACTGCTCCATGAGCCTTTGGCGCTTTAACCACCAAAGTATACTCTGTCACAATCTGTGTCTTTTCAGCATCACCAGTCTTTGAAAGCTCACTCTCTGCAAAGTTTCTTCCATTAAGAGTACCGATAGATACATACTCAGGGTCAATAACAAATAACTTGTCATTGCTCATAAATCTTGATGGAGTTAGCTGTAACTCACCAAAATCAGTCAAAAACACAGATACTGCGCCAACAAATGATGGTGCTGTCCCTGCTGTTGCATTGACCTGATTTGTTACAAGATTTGTTCCTGCTGCGCTGAGATTTGATATGTTTGCTTTATTTGTAGCTGAACAGACTAGGATCTTTGGAGATCCACCATCTTCCCATGCTGCTTGGTTTGCTGCTTCTATTTGAGCAAGTGTTAAAGCTCTAGCAGTACCAGTAACATCTGCTGTATCTGTACCATCACCAGTTGCTGCACCCATATCACTTGGAGCAGAAATGTTTGTAATCCAAGTTAATAAACTTGCTGATTTTCTTGGATCACTTGCACTTCTAGCTACATTTGTGTCACCAACTGATTTCTCTATGTCCCTTCGAAGCTCTAACCCCTTCAATACAGTTTGATAGGCTGATTCTCTTTCTCTACCTGCCTTGTCAACTGACTCAAGTGTGCCACTAATAGCAAAGTCTTTGACTGAAATCTGATGATAGTTTCCTAATCTTGAAGTTGCTGTTGGTGTAGCAAAACTGGCATCAGCGCCCTCGTTGACATGGTTGTCTGTTGCTGCTGCTGCAAGTTCTTGTACTTGCCACTCATAGAAAACACCATTTGTTGTGATTTTTTCTACTGCTGAAAAGATTGGAGTTTCACTTGTGTCCAATCTATAAATAATGTCTGCGAGTTGTTCTCTTTCACCCACAGCATTTGAAGTTGTAAAAGTTGCCATAACTATTCCTTATCTATTTAATAAAAGCTCAACTGCTCCTTGTCTTGTAGGAGCTTTCCTAAAAGTCTCTTGCAGTTTTGCTCTTTGATTATTGATTATTTCTTTTTTGGTTTTTGGCATTCCTGATTTAGTAGCCTTCGGTGCAGATTTAATTTTCTTTTTTACCTCAGGTGTTTTTTCTTTAATTTTGGCAAATCGAGATGCTTCATAGATAGCTTGGATCATTCTGTGATCTGCTGCTGCACCTATTTCTTCATCTGAAAAACCTAAGTCTCTTGCATACTCAACAACCTGATTTTGTTTTTCTTTATTCCAATCAGGATATTTATCAAGTAAGAGTTTGGCTTCACCTTGAACATAGTTTTGCCATGTTACTGTTGCCTCTCTTTGTTGCTCTTGTTGAATTTGCTTCTCTTGCTCTTCTATTTTTTTTAGATTGCTTTGTTGCACCTGATAATCTGCAACTGCTGTAGCATACTGTTCAGGACTCATTTCCGATTTTAACTTATTCCAGTTTGGCTCTTGCCTCTGTAAAAGTTGTTTAACTTGCGCCAAGCCTTGTGCATATTGATCACGAGTTTCTCTATAATTTTTAGCCTCTTGTTCAACAGCTTGTCTTTCTTGATGCACTTTATTCATTCTTTTATGGAATGTTTTTTCACCTGAATAACCTCTTTTGAGTTCGTCTAAGGTGACTTCAACAACTTCACCATCCACTTTCACAGAGAAAGTTGGTTCTGCTGCTTCTGTCTCCTCTTCTACCTCGTCAGTCGGCTCTTCCTGCGCTTCGGCTTCTTCTTCAACCTCGCTAGTTTCAGCATTTAATTCTGTCTGCTCGGTTTCTGTTTGTTCCTCAGTTTCTTGTGTTTCAGTATTTTCTTCTGCTACTTCCTGAGTTTCATTCGGCTCTGCCTCTTGGGTTGCTTTTAAAACCTCATTTGTTGCTTCTAAAATACTTATATTTTGATTGCTCTCTTGCGAGTCTACACTCATTTTTTACCTCTCATTTGGTTAAGTTGATTTTCTGCCATCCTCCCATTTTGAGCCACACTAGCTAGGTATGACTTCAAACTGTCTAAGGCTTGGCAAAGATTATACAACCGATCTCTTTCGACAACCTGATCATGTGTTGTCTGTTTCCAAGCAGTTGTAAATTCGTTTTCAAGAGTTTGAAATGCCTCTTGTAATAATTCGTTTTTCATCAAAAGGTCTGCTTTATGACCTCTTTCCATCTCTGATGTTAATTTACCTTCGTTCATGTGTTAAATGGTCTAAAACTACTAAAAGGTGTAAAACCCACAGTTTGAGGTGGTCTATTAAATAAACTTGGGTTTAAAGCAAATCTTGATGTAAATTGTTTATTAGCTGCATCAAAATCAAACCCTGATGGCAGATTACTTGGTGCAGTATCTAACAATGATCTTCTAAAAAATTTATCTCCTGATGCAACTAATGGCTCATCACTTTCTCCACTTGATCCAGTATCTACACGACAAGCCTGAAGATCCTCATCAAACTTATAACCTTCAGGACATTTTGTAATACCAGTCATCGGATTAGTTACTGGTGGCACAGTCTGATTGCCATTGTCATCTGTTTGAACATTTGTCGGTGTCTGCATACCTTGAACACCTTGAAATATATTTGTAAGATCAGGGTTTTGACCTAATAAGCCTTCAGTTTGATTTGAGCCAAAACTTATATTTTGTGTGCCACTTATGTTACCATCATCATCAAAAGTTGGCACAAAGCCTTGATCTAATCTTCCAAGTTCTCTTCTTGCAGGAAAACCTAAAACTAAATCCACAAGAGGCAATAAACCACTTGTAGGTCTTGCTCTATCTCTTAAAGCTTGTGCAGCATTACTTCCTGAAAAGTTAAAATCACTTGCATCTGTGTCTAATGTTGGCAAATTACCTGCTCGTGGTATATCACCTGATATATCAGGTATATTTGGAGTCGGTAATGTTCCTAAATTAGCTCGTTCAAAATCATCAACCTGAGCGCCTGAAAATGCTTGTTGTGCTGCTAAAGTTGCTCTTTCATCCCCATGGGCTGTTCCAGTACCCATTATAGCTTCACCCATATTTTTCATTACTGTTACAACATCTGCAAAATCCAAATTTATAAGACCGGGTCTTACCATTAAATCTGTGATACTTTGAACTCCATGAAGCAAAACATGATTTGAAAGTTCAAAAGATTCTTCAAAAGTAGTTTGTTCACTTGCAACCTTGAAAAGATTTTGATTTGGTATTACAATAATTGTATCAACATGTTTTCTAAGTTCCTCTAGACCTTGCTGAGCTCTTCTCATTCTAGAAGGGCCTTCATACAAAAATGGTAATGTAACAACTCCCACAGTTA